ACTTATGGAATAATGTTACTTAACACATCTGGTAACTGGTATGCAGGTGTTACAGATACAAGTAACAACGAGGGGGCTGTCAATGATGGGGCAATGAGTATAAACAATTGGCATTTGGGTGCCTATGCTTGGGATACTACTAATAAGTTTGCAGTAGTAGATGGCACGGCAACAGATACTAGCACAGATTCCGTTGCTGCTATAAGAACTAACGCTGATAATCTATGGATCGGAGAGAATAATCATGGGGTACATCCATATAGTTTTGACGGTACGCTGGATGAGATAAGACTTTCTAATATAAAGCGTACTGCTGGATGGTTAGTTACTGGTCATAATAACCAAAACTCACCATCAACATTTGTTACAGAGGCACTGCCAGGATCTCCGTCTAGTTCTATATCCAGCTCGGTATCTAGTTCATCAAGTAGTTCGGCAAGTTCATCTATTTCTAGTTCTATTAGTTCAAGCCAGTCAATAAGTTCCAGTATATCTGGATCTATTAGTTCTAGTATAAGTAGCTCAGTATCTTCATCTGTATCTAGCTCAGTTTCTAGTTCTGTGTCTGGTTCTATCAGTGCGTCTATTAGCAGTTCTATATCTGGGTCAATTAGTTCTTCTATAAGCTCTTCTGCTTCTATATCCTCATCTATTTCAAGTTCAATATCTAGTTCTGCTTCAGCATCTGGGTCTACAAGCTCTAGTATATCGTCTAGTATCTCGTCTTCTATTAGTAGTAGTGCTTCTATATCAAGTAGTGTGAGTTCGTCTATTAGTAGTAGTATTAGTGGAAGTATCTCTAGTAGCATAAGTTCTAGTACCTCATCATCTACCTCTTCGTCTGTAAGTTCTAGCATATCGTCAAGCGTTTCAATAAGCAGCTCTATATCCTCATCGGTGTCATCTAGCCCATCAGCACCTATTATGAAGAACACTTTGAATGTTGCGGACACAAAACCATCTATCAATACAAGCAGTAGTTCCAGTAATTTTAATATAACAGACGATACACCAACAGTGTCGATTAACAACGATTGATATTCAAGGTATAATTAAAACATGAATATAGTAATAACGCATCCAGAATTAAATTTAGAAAAGACTTTATTATCAGCAGATGTAGCAGCAGCGGCTACTTCGTCTACAGTAGAAAATACAAAAGGATTCTCGACAAATTATTACACAGTATTTGGTAAACCAGGAGAAGAGTTGACAGAGATAGTTCTTCTATCTTCAGTAACAGCTCCTACTACTTTAGGGCATACTACAGCACCTCTATTTGCACACTCAGCCAGGACTCAAATATCACACATAAAATATAACCAAGCAAGAATATACACAGCAACTACAGAGACTGGAACTTATACCTTACTAACAACAGTAGATTTAACAATGGACCAGAACGAAACAGTATATAACGACACCACTGGGGCTTCTTCTACTTGGTATAAGATTAAATATTATAATGAAACAACTGCAGCGTTATCTTCGTTTTCATCGGCAGTACAGGGAACTGGGTATACAGAGGATTCTTTATTCTCTATGACAGAAACAGTACTAGAGGAGTTTGGTGATACTGAGAGCAAAGAACTTAGTAGAGACGAAGTAAGAGTCAAACTAAGAGCTGGGGTAAGGAAGATAATCGCAGAGGTTTTCAAAACATACCCAGACTATTTTAAAACATACACAACAATAACACCTAATGGGACAGGACTAGACCCTTTACCAGATAGATTCTTGGGATTACTAAGAGCAGACATAAGTCCTAGCACAACATCTTCAACCAATGCTTCCAAAACAAAGTATTTCGATGAGTCTAAAGAGTTGCCAAACACAACATATAATTCAGCAGAACCTAAGATAACAATAAGAGGGTCCAATCTTGTAACCAAGCCAACCCTATCAGCATCAGGAATGATATTTATATGGTATTGGGCCTACCCAGAAGTAATGACAGATGATTCTGACGAACACGGATTAGCCTACGGAGCAAGGGACATACTAACAGATTTCGCCTTATATAAGATTTGGACTTCGGTAGACAAAGATACTGGTGTTGGAACCAGAGCTTACTCTTATAGACAACTATATGAAGTAGGTTTAGAAAATTTCGTGGAGTTTGTATCTCAGTCCAGGCAACAAATTAATTCCAAAACAATGGATGTTGCTTTCGGTTCTGATTTATATACCTTTTAATGCTTAAAACAATATACTTAGCTGGGGGAATTAACAAGAACGTATCTCCTTTCCTATTTCAAGATGGGGAGATGGAGGATGTTCAAAACTTTACAACACCTAAAATAGGCGTACTTAAAAAGACAGGTGATTATTCATTAACTAATGCACGGATAACAGCCTCACAAGACATGTTGGGTGGGGTAGACTTCAAAAGAGCAGATGGAACACACGAGCACTACGTAGCCATAGATGGATCTGCAAATGCGGGAATTTATAAAGACAGTGGTTCGGCATGGGTCACTCAGTCACAGTCGCTAACTAAAGCCAACAAGGTAAGATTTGCCTACTCCTCAACATTGGATTCTCTTTTTGCTTCTAACTACGTGGATGCTACCAGATCTTATAATGGGACTTCCTGGTCTACGTCTACTTTTGTAACAGATGCACCAAAATCCAAATACATAGTAGACTTTGCACAAAGAATCTACTTACTTAACTGTACAGTAGGTTCAGACTCTTTCTTTAATAGAGCTTATAGATCATCTATTATAACTAACGATACTGCTACATGGGATACAACTTTGGACTGGATAGCGTTTGGAGATGCAGTAACTGGGGTTGGTAAGAATGGTGAGAACATGTTTGTTGGATGTAAAAATTCGATTTGGGTATTTACACCTACAGATGCAAGTTATAGAGTATCTGAAAAGGGCTGTGTTTCACACGATGGTATAGCAGATTATAATACTTGGACATTTTATCCAAGCTTTGATGGAATGTACGTGTTTGATGGAAGCTCTATAACAAAAATAAGCTCTGCAGTACAGGAATTCTGGACAGCTATTGCAAATGCAAACCTATCTAAGATTAAGGCCAAGGTAAGAGGAGATCACTTATATGTAAGTATAGGAGATGTAACAGTAGACAGCAGGGCTTTAACAAACGTAGTTTTAGATTACGATATACTTCAAAACATGTGGACTAGGATGACACTCGCAGAAAACGTAGAGGACATGCACCTATATACAGAATCAACTGGGATAGAACTATTTATTGGAAACGACGATGGGGAGGTATTTCAAATGTTCGATGGAGAAGATCAATACTCGTCACCAATTAGTTCCTTTATAGAGACTCCCTGGTATTATGGTTCTGGTCCTACTGAGATAGACGACTTTTCAAAACTTTGGGTACATGGAAAACAATGCAGTGGATTAAAGGTTAAATATAGAATAGACTCTGGCGGATGGACTCCTGTAGGGGAGGTAACTGGATTCGCAGACTTTGTAAAATTAAATGTCTCTGGTAAGAGAATTAAGTTCTTGTTAGAGGAGACAAGCAAGGACAATATGTATGAAGTTCACTCTTTGGATATAGAGTTTACACCTAAATTCTCAGAGAGGAATGAGAATTAATGAACTATTTAGATTTCGGTTTCAACTCCTTAATGCAGAAAACCCTCCTAGTAGCTAATAACTATGTACAAAATCGTGTGGGAAGTGCCTACACAAACTCAATGTTAAATCCAGCAACAGATATAGTTTTCTCATCAACAGATAACGATACCGCAGCATGGACTGAGGGAACTATCTATTTTTCAAACGGTTCTGAGTCTGGGTATATAGATGCTGGAAATACTGGAAACATGACTGTAGCCACATATATATACTTTGACAGGAATAAAGCAGAAGAACTATCTTACTCAACAGAACACTCTGATGCGGTAGGAGACAGTAGGTTTCTGGTAGCAATAGCAGAGCCAGGAGCTTCTGGTAAGAAGTGTAAGATAATCCCTTTATGTGGTGCTGGACTTATTGTAAGCGACATAACAGCAGATCAGATAACAGCAGGGGCCATAACCTCAGACCTATTAACTATTAGTGGTAAGTCTTTAGTATCTACAATTACATGGACAGCTACTGATTACAACACAGCTACGTGGTCTGCTGGAACTATCACAATGTCAGATGGGACCTCGTACTCAATAGTAACTGGTAACACTGGTAACATAGCGGCACTAACTTATGTTTACCTAGACCCAAGTACTTCAACTACAGTTTTACAAACAACTACAACAGCGGCTACTTCTGCTGGAAACAACAAGAGGCTAATAGCCATAGTACAACTAGGTGCGGTAGATGCTGGGTGTGTCATAGATGTAATAGGCTCTAATGGAACAACGATAGATGGGGATAGAATTACAACAGGTAAGATACAGTCTTCAGATGGAAAGACCTATTTTGATTTAGATGGTGATGTTATTATAGTCAATGATGGGAGTAATGATATTATATTATTTGGATATGATGCGGGAGGTTTCTAATGTCCAACTATGGAATAAAGATTGCGAAAGCTGGTTATGATGCCGATACTGCTGATAATAAGAATTTATCTTTTAATTCTGCTCTACCTTGTTTAAAGATAGTACAGGTTGGAAAAGAATCTGCTGTAAGTTCAACAGATATTTCATTAAGTAACTCTCTTTCCTTTCCATTAGTTATACTCACTTATTTATACGACTCTGTAAATTCAGAATACGAGCCTTTAAATGTTGGATTTGATAGCAGCAAGTTATATTTACCAGGAGGGGAGGCAGCAGGAAGTTATTACTATTACTTCATCTGTTATTCATAATGGCAAATTACGGTTTAAAAATAGCAAAGAATGGTCACGATGTTTCAGAAGCAGACAGGTATATGAAATTTACATCTAAATACCCAGCTCTTAAACTAAAGGCTTCTGGAACTGGAACCATGTCCCATACTGGTGGTGATGGTAGTGAAACTGTAACTATATCACACGGACTTGGATATGTTCCTATTTGTTTCGTGTATGGTGAGTATTATAATACTCCAGCAGAAGCAGTCGTAGCTAGATACAATGTATGGAATAGATGGATTTACCAGGGACTTCAAGTAGCTGACACATACTATTTCTACGCAGACACATCTAACTTATATATAAAACTTGGCCTGTGTCATTTAACCGACCCTTTCTCTTTTGATTTAGACTACATGTATCATATTTTCTATGATGAGGATGACCTATGAGCCAATATTTACAAAGAGTTCCAGATTCAAATCAAGACGGGGGATTATATTCAGGAGGTACTTGGACAGTATCTTATTTTAGACTTGGACAAAATGTAACAGCTGGATTAAGATTTACAAGTGTTAACATACCTCAGGGGGCTACAGTATCAAGTGCTTACCTTACAGTAGTCTCTAGTGGGTGGGCAACTGGGAACCATCTATTAAAGGTATACGGGATAGACGAAGATAACACAGCAACCATGTCCTCAGACCCTACAGGCAGAACTAAAACCACTGCTAATATAGATTGGGATATAACAACCGAGATAGTTGAAGATACTGTATGTAAATCACCAGATATAAAGACTGCTGTTCAAGAAATATTAAATAGAGGTAGTTGGTCCTCTGGAAACGCAATGGGATTCTTAATACTAGATGACGGGGCCAACGAACTTTCATATTTTGAGGATTACTCAGATGATTCTTCTAAAGCAGCATTGTTAGAAATAAACTATGAAGGAAGTAGTATTTCTTCAAGTATATCTTCATCACCTTCTATAAGCTCATCAATAAGCTCTTCTTTAAGTGCCTCTCAATCACCAAGTTCTAGCATTTCGTCTAGTGTATCCTCTTCACCCTCCTCCTCTCTATCTATAAGTTCTTCTGTATCTTCCTCTGCATCCTCCTCCATATCATCATCTACAAGCTCGTCTGTATCTGCATCTCCTTCCGACGACTATGGCTTCAAGGTATCCAAGGCTGGATATGATGTAAATACTGAAACAGATATAAAGAATATGGTGTTTACATCCTCGAAAGGAGTTTTGGGTCTTGCTAGTACAGCTACATACACGGATACTACAAATGCTAGTGGAGATATAAACGAGGACCATGCCCATGGTTTTGGATATGTTCCTGTAACTATAGGAAGGTTTACAACAATTTCTACAGAAGCTCCGAATAGTTTGATTACTGGTGTAGAAGTAAATATGCCAGTTACTTGGCATTCATATTATCTTACTGCTACTAAAGAAACTATTGAGATAACAGAGACTGCCACGTTTTATCTAGACGCTACTAATATAAGAATAGAGTATCATGGTGAGGCTTATAACCACGATACTACTGCTTCCTGGGATTTAGATGGACAAGACGTTGTATTTAACATCTATTATTATTTTAATGAGCTGGTTGAAACAGTTTAAGGACTATAAAGTTAAGCAAAAAACAAGTATAATTATATAAAGGAAACTATTATGGCATATAGCAAATCGAATTCAGCAGAATTATTGGGAATAAGTAAAAAAGAGTTTGAAGATAGGGCTAAAAAAGCAGGCTACGATTCAACAGAGGCATATTGGGACTCTATAGGAGGCGACAACGCACCTCTAGTAGAAGCTATGACTAAGCAAGTGGTTGAGATGAACAGACAAATAGAGGAATTAACTCCCTACTTAACCTTAACACAAGAAGAAATAGATACGTACTTGGAAAAGGCTATAGCAGAAATAACACCTTACTACGACAATAAGAAAGCAGAAATACAGGCCAGTCTAGAGGCTGGTAAAACAAGAACAGCAGAGGACCTTTTAATAAGTATAAGAGATATAGAGGAACAAACTAGAACAGCTTTAGAAGGATTCGACTTATCTACTGCTGAAACAGAAGAAGATTTTTTAAACAAGATAGCAAACATAACAGCCACAGAGGGGGAGGACATTGCATTAAAAAGAAATGACTATGCACAGAGATTAGAAACAATGAAATTTAACCAAGTACAGAAAGGTACTGTAGCTTCTGGTATTGGGTTAAAGGAGAGACAAGAATTAGAAGGGCGTAAAAGTATGGAGGAGGCCGCAATACAACGAAAAGCAGATGCTAGCGAAGCATTCGCACAGACTGCTAAGAATTACAATCTCGAGAACATGGCACTAGCCAGAAGAGCAGCAGAGGAGCAAAGAATAAGGAAAGTAGGTACTACTTCTGAAGCAGCTTCAACATCTGCACAGGCTATGGAGACAGCTGGTATAACAGACATGAGTCAGTTAGGAACACCTGCTGAATTAGCATTGAACAGAGCAAACAGCGGTATAGTAGCATCAACAGATGCAACACAACTAACAGATTTAGAAGCAGAGAAAACAAAGGCTGGTATAGCTACACAACAGGAGATGCAAGCAGACCAGTTAGCAATAAGAGACGCAACATACGGAGCACAGATAACTAAAATTCAGGCCGAGCAGGCTAAAAAAGCAAAATCAGTCGCTGCTCTGAGAGGATATCAAGATGCCAGCATCACAAGATAATTATAATAAAATAGAAGAATATAAAAATACAGCCTCAAGTAAGACCCAACAAGCAGGTCAAGCAACAGCAACATCGTTTAGTTTACACGACAACATAATGAATGCTGTAAGAGCAGATAACACTGAAAGGGGTGTGTCTAAACTAGCAACCGATATGGGTAATGTAATGGGACAAATGGAATCTAGACCTGCCGATATAAGAGACCAGACAAG